TCTAATGACTGATGATTATTATAATACAAATATTGAAGGAAGATTTTTTGTAAGTGAAAGGGCAGGAATTTATGAAGTCGTTATGAGAAACGATAAGTTCTGCGATATGAGAAGTGAAAAGATGAAAGACAAATCATACAATCCAGTATATAAACCAGAAGTCCGTGAAAAGTTTAGTAAAATGTATAAAGGTGAAGGAAATCCTATGTATGGAAAAAAACTTACTGAAGAACATAAAAAAGCACTCACAACATCAAAAAATGTAAGAGTGAGTGATGGAGAAAATACTTGGGAAAGTGTTGTATCTTATCTAAAAGAAAAGAAAATAGGACACCAAAAATATAAGAAACAATTAAAGGAAGGACTAATCTTTATTGTTAATTAGTTCTATTATAGTTTTTGGATTATTGTGACTGATTGGTAATGAGATAAACAAACCCAAAGTAGTCCCCAATATCGCTAGAAGTAAAAACCTCGCCATTGTAAGTCCAGGGATTGTCATAGATTTCATCACTAGTATAACTGCAACTCATTCACATAGTCAATAGCTTTGCTCAGATATTTATGAGCAAGTTCTTTCTCATGTGGCGTTGCATTTTCTCTGTCGATATGATGCTTGAGTTTATCAAGTCGTGCTTTGAGTGTGAAGATATCCGTAAGACCAATCATTAGAAAAAAGAGGAGTTATAACGCTCCTCTATCTATACATCCAGAGTAGTTATACCTACCCATTCTTTACAATAGTCATAATCTCCAAACAAATACTCATCACATTCTGCTGCTTTTCTATACATCTCTAAAGAATCTTCAACTGTAATACAGTCGCATTTGCAATTTCCTTTACAACTGGAATCCTGAGAATGTGTTTGCTTTGACATCTTGCTTGATACCCCCAACAATGTAACTCTCTACTTCTGTTTCTTGTGGTGCTACCTGAAGTCCTTTAGAAGAAATCCAGTTCTGTGTCCAAGGAAGAGGATTGTTATTGGCAGCAATATCATACTGAGGCTTCAGACCAATTGCTTTAATACGGCGATTGGCAATCCACTCAACATATTGCTGAAGAAGTTTATCATTCAAACCAATCATAGAACCGTCTTTGAACAGATAATCTGCCCACTTCTTCTCTTCATTTACGGCACGGTCAAACATAGCATATACCCACTCTTCTTCTTCCTTAGCAATCTGCTTCATCTCAGGGTCATCACCATCGCGCCACTTGTTCAGAATGTTTTGAGTAATAGCAAGATGCTGATTCTCATCACGGGCAATCAAAGAAATAATCTTAGCAGAACCTTCCATAAGCTTCAGTTCACCAAAAGCAAAACTACAAGCAAATGAAACATAAAAGCGAATACCCTCAAGAATATTCACATTAGCAACCGCACGATAAAGTTTACGCTTAACTTCTTTCAGGGAATCTTTTGCATATTCAACACCCTCAAGGCGATGTTTCCATTGGTCAGAAACACCATAAAAATGAGCAGAGTTAATAAAGTCATTATAGGACTCTGTAACGCTCTCAGCACGCTCTAGAATGCGCTCGTCGCCAATGATAGTATCAAATACCACCGAAGGGTCAGAATAAACATTTTTAATAATGTATGTGTAAGAGCGACTATGAATCATTTCCATGAATCCCCACACTTCCATACACGCTTCCAGTTCGGGAAGTGAGCAATATGGAATGAATGCCATACCCGGACCGCGACCCTGAACCGAGTCAAGCATGATCTGATACTTCAAATTAGAAGTATAGATGTGCTTTTGTTCAGGGCGAAGCATATGATAATCACCACGATCCTTCTGGAGGGAGACCTCCTCAGGTCTCCAGAAGTATCCTAGTTGTTGTGTTGTGAGTTTATCGAAGACTGGATATTTGTATGAGTCGTATCTTTGAACCCCCAAAGGTTTACCAAAAAACATAGGTTGCTTTTTAGTATTCACTTGCTCAGTATTAAAAACTGTCATACCTTTAATCTGTGTTGATTCCTCTGTTGAAGAAATTTTAAACTGCACAGGATTCACACTCTCCCTCCTCTACTGAACTTAACTCACACATTCTATTTACCTCTAAAAAATATTTGATTTTCATCATACTCCAAGATTATGGTTTTGTCTATTTTATGATTTTTTCTTTGGTTGTGTTTTTGTTCTTCTCTTTAATCTACTATTTGCTGGTAATAAACTTTGATATTTTTTAGGAATTTTTGGTGAATCAATTACACCTTGCTTTTCTTTTGATATATGTTTTTTTGCATAGTCACTATCCATAGTAGAGGAATAATGTTGCCTTCCCCATCTATCTGTTCCTCTTTGCCCATCTGTTTTTACAACTTTTCCTGGAGATTTATCTTTAATATCTTTTTTAGGAACCCTAAAAGATATTACTTTAGTATCCTCGCCCTTTCTTTGTCCAAATGATTTTGCAGTTTCTTTTGATGTTGAAGTATAAACTTCTGGTGTATTAAACCCGGATTTTTTAATTTTATCCGCAGAAGATGCAGAAGTTCCGTGATACATTTTTACAAACTTTAATCTTTTTGCCTCTGCAATAAATTCTTGAAATGTTTTCATTTCTTATTGGTTTTTAGATATTTAGTTTTCATAACTCCACTTGTATCCTTTGCAGTGCTTAAATTTTTCTTCACAAGTATATTTAATATTAGAAGGAGTTGTTCCTACAAATTTAGAAGCATCACTAATGGATTGAAACTCTCTTAAAAAGTTTCCTTCAATATCATACTGAAATACTTTTGTTCTTTTTACATTTGGATTATTTTTGAGTGTTTGAGATGTTTTACTTTTACTCTCTTCTTTGTGCGATTTTCCAAAAAATCCACAAGGAGATGGTTGTCCTTTTCTCATTTTACTCCAGTTCTTCTTTTGTTCTTCTGTATGTGTTTTATTATAGAATGGATTTTCTTCTCCAAGAAATTTTCCTTTTCTTTTTGACGATAAAAGTTCCTTTGTTTCTTCTGTATGAGAGTATCCAAGAATTCCACCATCACCACCAAGAGTTTGGTTGTATTCTGGTTTTAATGAAGAAATCCACTCAATTTCTTTTTTACCAAGAATATCAATATCGCACCTATCTAATTCCTCAATAATAAAATTATCTTCACCATACTTTCTTAATGCTTTATGAAAGTAAGTTGTTGAACCATTTTTAGAAGCATACAAGTGGTTATAAAATCTTGTTGATAAAGATTTTATGGTTTTACCAACATATTTTTTATTATTAATTTTATTGGTTATTAGATAGATGCAACCCGACATAAGAATTATTAAAACCTATTACTATTTATAATAATAGGTTTTTACACTTTCGTCAAATTTTACAACTTTCACAATCTTCCTCTTCAGCACCAGAAAGTTCTTGAAGGAGTGATTGAAGATTAGGTTTTTCCTCAACTACTTCATCAGTTTTAATATCATAAGTGTTTTGATAGTATGCTGTTTTCCAACCATAGCGATAACAGTTCAAAAAGTCATTTGCCATTACAGATACAGGAACTTCATTGTCAGGATAGTTCTCTGGGTTATAACTCCAGTTACCACTTATTGCTTGGTCAAAATATTTTTGCATCATAGCAACAATATTAATATAACCACGATTGGACTCCATATCCCACAGTAAAGTATAATTGTGTTTAAGAGTTTGATATTGTGGAACAATCTGTTTGAGTGTTCCCTTCTTCGACTTCTTAACGGACAAGTAATCTCTTGGTGGTTCGATTCCATTGGTTGCATTTGACACAACGGAACTGCTCTCCGATGGCATCTGTGCGGACAATGTGCTGTGTCGCAATCCGTGTTCCAAGATAGATGCTCTAAGACTTTCCCAATCATGTTGCAACTCTAGGTTTGAAATTTCGTCTACATCCTTCTTGTATGTATCAATTGGCAGAATACCATCAGCATACTTTGTGCGACCAAAATCAGTACACCAACCCTTCTCCTTAGCAATCTCATTCGATGCTTTCAGAAGATAATATTGGAATGATTCAGAAAGACCATTTACAGCATCCCAGGCTTCTTGAGAATCGTAGTTGAATCCAAGTTTCGCCAAATAGTGTGCCAGACCAATAAAACCTACTCCAAGGGATCTGCGTGCCTTTGTAGCGCGTTCTGCTGCCTTTACAGGATACTTCTGGTAGTCGATGAGTTCTTCCAGTCCACGGACAGAAAGTTCACAAAGTTCTTCCAGTTCTTCATCAGACTTAACCTTACCAACATTGATAGCAGAAAGAATACAAAGTGCAATCTCTCCCATATCATCATCAATATGTTGAATAGGATCAGTTGGCAAAGTAATCTCTTGGCAAAGGTTACTCATATTAACCTTATCCTTAAAGGAAGAATGACTATTACAATGGTCAATATTCATCAGATACAAACGACCAGTTTCAGCACGCTCTTTCAGAATATCCAGAATGAGTTCTTGAGCCCTGACAGTCTTTCTTGGAACAGATGCATTTCGTTCATAATCATTGTATAGTGCATCAAATCCATCAGTGCCAAAAGCATCATACAAACCAGGAACGTCGTGTGGAGAGAAGAGGGAGATTTCTTTATCTTGGATGAAACGTTCATAGAAAAGTTTGCTGATTTGGATTGAGTAGTCTAGTTTACGAACACGATTATCTTCAGTTCCTTTATTATTCTTCAGAACAATAATATCTTCTATTTCTTGGTGCCAGATGGGGAAGTGGACTGTCGCGGATCCACCTCGTATGCCATTTTGCGTGCAACATCTGACAGTCGCTTCAAACTTTTTGAGAAACGGTACAACACCAGTGTGTTGAACTTCTCCGCCTCTGATTTTAGCGTTGATGCCACGGATTCTACCTGCGTTGATACCGATTCCCGCCCTTTGTGCGACATATCTGCCAATAGCCATATCACTGCTAAAGATAGAATCGAGGGAGTCATCAACATCAACAAGAACACAACTAGCAAATTGTCGCAGTGGCGTCCGCACTCCTGCCATGATGGGAGTGGGGATGTTGATTTTGTGCTTTGAGATTGCGTCATAATACC